AAAAGACGAGCCATTCAGCGACGAAGAAATAGACGCTTTGGCTGATTTATAAAACTAAAAATTGTTTTTAAAATGAGTGTAGTAGATGTAGGTACAATTGAATCTTTCGGGTTCGGTAACGATCCGATAGTTATTCGCAAATACATTGCCGGAATTAAAGGTGGCAAAGTATTGGATGTAAGTAATTTCAAAGACGAATATGTGCGTGCCGGACACGTAATCATTCACGACACAGAAAATGACACATATAAGCCTATGCCTTTGAATTCTGCTGGTAATGCTTATGACGCCTTACCGAGCAACCATGAATATGTTGGCGTATGTGTCGCAACTAAATCTGTGAAAGAACCCTTTGTGTCGATTATGCACACCGGAGTTGTGAATGATATGGCAAGCCCTTATCCGCTTGATACCATCAAAACTGCCTTGAAAGCGGCTGTTCCAACCCTTGTTTTTGAACATGATTAAAAAAGGAGGTAATTTATGAATGAATCATTATTTGCAAAATATGTCGCCAAGTTCTTCCCGAAGTTGCAGCGGCTTATTGAAAAGGTGAACGGTAAGAGAAACAAAAAGCTCACTTACCTGCATAAAGGTGAGAACGCTATGCTTCGTACAGAGTTTTCACCGGACAACAAATGGGAAAGTACATCCGTGAACACAACTTATGTCGCAGCGGATTTCGTTGCGGTGGATTCGGAACTGCCAATCAAGTCCCGCGACAGCATCGCTTCCGCCAACGGGAAGCTGCCCAAAATCGGAATGTCGAAAATCCTGAAGGAATCCGACATCAACAATATCAATGTCATGGAGGCACAGGGAGGCAACGCCCAGCTTATCGCCAAGAAACTATCGGACGATTCCGTTGCATGTTCTGTCGGCATAGATGAGCGCAACGAGTACAACTTCTTGTTTGCATTGTCCAATGGATATGTAGCAATCAAAGACGAAGACACTCCGGATGCGTTGTTGCGTTTAAACTTCAATTATTTCCCCAAGAACACGTTTGGGGCGACAGTCAAAAATGAGATTTCGCTTGAAGACATCAAGCGTGTGATTGCAAAAGCGGATGCGGACGGCAACACGATTATCCAAATCTGTATTGCAAAGTCAATGTATGATAAGCTCCGTCAGACTCAGGGTGCGAAAGAATTGGTTGCAAATTACAATGGGCAATCATTTACGGCTGAAACCATCCTACCGACTCCTACGGCAACGAAGTTCAACGAGGCTTTTGCCGATGATAACAACGGCATTGCCTTTAAGGTGATAGACCGCTCCGTTATTTTTGAGCAGGACAGTAAAAAGCGTGCCATGAAACCGTGGAATGCCAACCGCCTTGTATTCATTTGCAACGAGGTTGTCGGCACACTGGTTTACGGTCGTTTGGCCGAGCAGTCCAATCCAGTGAAAAATGTAAACTATCAGTTGGTGGACACGTTCAAACTGATTTCCAAGTATTCACTTGTGAACCCGTTGCGTGAAATTACCTCCGGACAGGCTTTTGTCGCTCCCATCATCGAGGATGTAGACCAAATTTACATTCTTGACGTTTCAGAAGCACAAGCCGTTGACACTACCGAAGAGGGAAAAGATTCTACCGATAAGAACATCACCATTTGGGGACAAGCTTACATAAAAGCAAACTTCGTCGCAGAGTTCAATAAAATAACCGGTAAAAACTTATCGACGACTATTCCAGACGATAAGTTAATTGCTGCTGTAAACAAATTGAATGATGCCGATGAAGCTAAGCTCAAAAAAGCTGTTGAATCATATAAAACAACAAATGGAGATAGTTAAGCCATGAAGACAATTCAGCAAGCTCTTATAGACGAAATACATTACCCTATTCCAGAAGGTTTTGTAGAGAATGTGATGATAAAACGCAAACTCAATCCAGTTGGTGATTGCGATTCAGATACAATGAACTCAAAGGAGTATATGGGAGCTTTGGCTGATTGTCTTTGGTCTTTAGTTCAGGCTATCAATTTTTCTGAAGCAGACAAGTCTTTCGGTTCTTTATCAGATAAAGACAAAGAACGTATTCTGTTACGTGTTAACTCAATCTATAATGCCATTGGTGAACCTTCGGTAGAGTTGGAGGCAAAGCCAATGGTATATATAGGTGACTGCCTTTTGTAATATGTCAGTAATAAGACTATATCCACACAGATTGCAGTACCTCGTATCAAAAGATGGTTACGAGGATAGCAATGGTGATTATCATGAAGGAGAAACTAACTGGGAAGGCTGTATTGAATGCGACGCAGTTCCTGCTGGTAAAGCCTCTGAAAAAGAGTTTGACGATGGTATTGTAAGAAGCTATTCATATACAGTTTATCTACGTGCAAATTGTCGAACATTCATGATCGGTGACAGGATTAAGATACATCTGCTTGAAGGAATTGAAAGGGAGTTTAGTGTGAAAGGTTTCCATCGCTACCAGAAACAATGTAAACTATGGGTATAAGAATGACCACCAAGCTAAGCGAAGTGCATGACATGCTCATGAGAGAAGCAGAGCGTGTCGATCGTCTTACTATTCGTGCTTTATCCAAACTTGGCGAACAATGCGTTACAAAAATTCGTGATAGAGCAGGTGATAAAAGTTGGTACGACCAAACAGGCAACTTGCGTAGTTCGGTTGGATATGTGATTGCTCATAATAAGAACATCATTCAATACTCAACTTTCAACCAAGTGAATCAAGGTTCAGAAGGTGTAAAAACAGGTAAAGACTTAGCGAAAGAACTTGCTAAAAGATATTCTAATAACTATGTACTTATCGTAGTCGCCGGAATGAACTATGCTGAATTTGTAGAAGCGATGGATAATAAAGACGTACTTGCATCAACCGAACTTTGGGCAAGAGAACAAGTTCCATTGATGCTTGAAAAACTTAAAAGACAGATTGCGAAATAATGAAATCCGATATTGAAATAGCTAAGTTCGTTTATCACAAAATTAAAGGTACAGAACTCGAACGTAATGTCTCCGGTAAATTGAGTGACAGAGGAAGGCCCAACAAATCTGATAAAGAAGATATAGTCATATCTGTTCTTGCAAATGAAGGTTGCGGGCAAATACAACGAGCCTATGTGAATGTCAATATATATGTCAAAGACTTATGGGACTCTGAAACCAAAACATGGGAAAAAGATTCAATCCGAATTCGTGAATTATGCGAACTATCGAAGTTTTTATTCTCTATACGAAAAGACGAATATCATACGGTTCCATCACAATGCAGTCAAAAAACTGATTCAACAGGAGTTTCATTTGAAGACGGACATACAGAGCATTTCATTAATAACAAACTGTACATAGAGATAAATAACGAATAAATTTTTAATATAAATTAGGTATATCATGGCAGTAATAGGATGGGGTAAGCCCCGTGTATTTATAAAAGATTTGGATGCTTCTGCTCCTAAATGGGAGGAATTACCTACCCCTGTGGAAGATTCTACACAGTTGACAACAACAAAAGGAGATAAACAAGAAGCAAAAATCGAAGGAGGCGAAAATGAGGATGTAAAGTATGGAAAGAATACCTATGCTTTGGCATTGAACATTCGTGCCGCAAAAGGACGTAAGCGTCCTGTAAGTGATAGCGATGGTGTTGTTGCACACAATTATGCTGTTGTTGTTCAACCGGAAGACCCAGAAGTTCAAGGTTTCTGCATGGAGAAAACGACAGTTTCCGTTGAAGACACTTTTACTTCTGCTGACGGTGGTGTTTGGGCATACACTTTTGATGCGTTGAAAGCAGCCGCCGATAAAAAACAAATTCAGTGGGGTAAAATCATCGTGACGGAATCCGGTGGAAACATCAGTAAAATTGAATGCGATCCTGAAGATGAGTCTGGAGACGGTGATAAATTCGAAGTAGCTCCTAATCCAAGTGTTGGTGGATAATTCAATAGGTTGTAGATAGAGCCAAACGTGGGGGCTTCGTACCCACGTGTTCTGCGTATCTAGTGTAACGGTAGCACATATACACTCCATGTATAAAGTTGTGGTTCGACCCCACAGTTGCGCTCAATATAATTTATTTTGCATGGACAAAGAAGGGAAAATAATAGAAATGGATATTGCAGATACTATCATGGAAAGACCTTATGAGTTCCATATAGGAGAAATGCAATTCTACTTATACCCTGCCACATTGGGTAAAATATACCTTTTATCACGTCTTACCGAAAATTTAGAAATAAATAAAGACTTCCTTTCTATAAATCCATATATGGAAGCATTACGATTATGCGATTCCAAAAGAGATATTATATGCAAAATATTGTCTTACCATACATTCGATAAAAAGGAAGAATTATTCAATAGCCACCTAATAAATGAAAGACGAAAGCTATTTGAAGACAACCTATCGAATGAAGAACTTGCTCAACTATTCATAATAGTGTTATCAAAGGATAACATTGACCAGTTTATTCAACACTTTAAGATTGATATTGAGAAAAAAGAACAAGAAAAAATATCAAGAATCAAGAAAAAGAAGTGTAACACTATAACCTTTGGAGGTAAAAGTATTTATGGAACTTTGATAGATATAGCCTGCGAACGCTATGGCTGGACTATTGACTATGTTGTATGGGGTATTAGTTATGCCAACCTGCATATGTTACTTAATGATTACATAACATCTATATACCTTACAGACGACGAGATAAAGAAATATCATATATCTACGGACCGAACATTTATAAACGGGGACGATCCTAAAAATATGGATAAAATAAAAGGCATGAAGTGGGACTAAAACTCAATGAATTTACCTCGGTCGTATTCACTATAAGAAAAACATATATTATGTAAAAGTGCGTTATTATCCTCGTCAACATTAATTACTTTATATCCATAAAAATAAAACATAGGCCATGTAAAGCCGTCAGGTTTATAAAGTATTACAGCCAAATATACCCCTGTTTTTATATCCTCAAAAATATTTATTCCAGAAAACGTGTCAGATGTATATGCGGGAGTCAACTCATTACCCAACTTATCTCTTAAAACTTGAGAATCGCCGTACTCCATTGTAGACATATAGCTGTCATCAAAGTCTCTTGCTGTTTCATATTCATATAAGCGAACCAAAGAAGGAGATGCAATTTTATTATCACATTTTACATTAATCATTACTGATAATATCTCAGGATCATTATCTGAGCAAGATGTAATGGATAAAGCACAAACTATGATTAGCAAAAACTTTCTCATAATTCTAAAATTTGTATTAGTTACGTTTGTCATTTTTCTAATTCATTTTTCTTTGCAAGCCAATAATTCGCCTCTTTCAATGCCAAATCAAGACCCTCTTTAAGACCATCGGCATAATTAAAAATATCATCGATAGTCTCAATGTCAATCCATTCATTCGTCTTGTAGTTATCCTTTGGCAAGCATATTTTTTTACTCCGTTTCCCTATATAAATGCGGCAAATCCACCACCATGTACTACCATCTATGTTCACGGAAAAATAAGTCTTGTAGTCGTTATATTGAATACGAGATACATCTACATACTGCCTCAATATACTACGCACGATGTTATAGGCATCTATCTCCTCTTGTGTAGTAACTATACCTTTTTCTCGGTCTTGAAATACTACACCATCGGGAAGTTTTTCTTCATTCATTTCGTTCGGCTGTTGATTTTCATTCTCAACCTCCTGTGGTATCTGTTTTTCCTCCTTATTCTCATTCTTCATAGCCACATTTAAACGGTCGGATATAATATCGTTAATCACCAAAGCAATGGATTTCTTAACAATAGGTCTATATTGATCCACAAGTTTTGCCGTATATTTCCCATCATTAAGATTACGGACAAAATAACGTGTAAATTCATCGTCCGGCATTTGGAAATTACGATTAAGCATTTCTTTTACTTGTATCGTGATTTGTAACTCTTGTGCCGTGCTCAATATATCTTGCTCATTATAATAAGACTTATGAAACTTTTTTAGTTGCTCAATATCGTTGTCCGATAAATCGAGCATATTCACCACAAGGAACGGCTTTTCGTCCATTATGTTCACCTTTTCTAAATCTGTATAAAAGCGATATTCTATTCCATTCGTCAAGACCCCAAACCTAGCCTTTGAAGCGACAAAATATCTTTGTAATTGAGTGTCATGTAAATTCAAGTTTTGTTTACAATGCTTGCATTCTATAAGTAGTATAGGATTTTCGTCCTTCATTATGGCATAGTCTATTTTTTCGCCTTTCCTCTTAACTAAGTCACAATCCATTTCCGGTACAACCTCAAAGGGATTGAATACATCATATCCCAATGCTGCTATCACAGGCATTACAAAAGAGTTTTTTGTCGCTTCTTCCGTTGCTATGCTATCCTTCTGTTTAGCAATTTTCTCTACAATCTGTTGAATTGTATCTTTGAAATCCATATCTTATGCTGTTTAGATTGTTTCGTCAAAAGTATAATACAATAATCATTTATTAAAATATTTATACTCACACATTAGTTAAACTTTATTAACTCTATTCTATTTTATCAAAAGTATATGAATTTCATACACTTT